ACCATGCGCATGGCTTTTGAGAATCTGTTGTACCCACACCGTGACCTTGAAAAGATGTTTTAGAGAGGTGAACCCTGCGTGCGTGGCTATAAACAATTTGAAGGAAACCCACGCCCGGGTGATCTTCGGCATCTGATTGAAATCGGGCTGACGGAAAACGTCATCAACGAGAATGGGTACCCCGAGCCGCAAGACAGGGTGATCTGCAAGGTCTGGGCTTCCGCCTTGGAGGCGGGTAACCAGTCCTACCGTGCCGCCGATACCAAGAACGCGGAAAGCATCATCAACTTCACCATCCGCTATCGGGAGGATGTGAAGCCAGGAATGTGGGTGCAGTTCCGTGGTGAAAAGCTCGTCATCACCACGCTTGGTGAGTATGAGTTCAAAGGTACATACCTTGGGCTCAAAGCATCGGTCGTAAAGGGAGTGAGCTAGTGAAACAAGTACAGCTCGCTCTTAAAGATGTTGGCATTCCCGTCTTCGCTGGTGTGTGGCGGCCGACAACAGGGCAGCAAAACCCACCCGACCAATACATGGTGTACTCGTCCACCACCACCGAGGATGCACATCGGGATGATGCGGTGGTCAGCTACAAAACCTTCGTGTACCTGAATCTGTGGAGCGACGGCGACCCGACCGAAGCAGCCGCTTTGGTTCGGCAGGCGATGTACGCCGCTGGGTTCACCATGACAGAAGAAAGCGACAAGGGATATAACCAGCCTGCGTATGACGCATCGACACGCCAATTCGCTGTGCAATGGACATGGTGCTTGTACAGGGAGGTGAGCACTTGAGCGTAAAACTCTCTGGGTTTGATGACCTTGAACATGATCTGGTCAACATGGCCAACGCCATGGAAAACGGGCCTGCTGTGAACCGTGCGCTTCGTGCGGGTGCCGTACCGATTGAGGCGCAAATGAAGCACAATGCTTCTACTGATCCAAAGATAATATCGGGTGATTTGCACGATTCCATTCACACAGGAAGCATCAAGGGCGGGCAAAGAGGCAAGCGCATTACCATCGGCGTGCATCACAAAGAAAAAGGAGCGTTTTATGCCAACCCCGTCGAGTTCGGCCACGGTGGACCCGCTCCCGCGCCGCCGCATCCTTTTGTCCGCCCTGCTTTTGACACCAAAGCAGACGAAGCCTATGACGAAATGAAAGCTGTCCTTCGGGACGAAATCCGTAAAAGATAGGAGAATTGAATATGGCTACAGCCCCTTCGCCGACGGTCGCTTCGACCATCGGTCTAAAAAACGTGGTGCTCGCACCCCTTGAGGTGGACACCGAGGAGACCTTAACCTATGGTGCACTGCAGGCGGTTGCCGGCGCTATGGAAGCCAGCGTCACCCCAGACAACGCCGATCCGGACATTCAATTTTGTGATGATGTGGAACTTGACGTGTTATACAGCGACCCTGAATTGTCATTCAAGACCAAGATGGCAGACATTCCATTGGCTATTCAGGAGCAAATCTTTGGCAACGCCATCGATGATAACGGCGTACTCGTACGCAAATCTACCGACAAACCACCCTACTTTGCCGTGGGTTTCATGTCCGAGAAAAGCAACGGTAAAATGCGCTATGTTTGGCTGTACAAGGTGCGCGCCAAGCCAGTCACTGAGAACTACGCCACCAAGGAAGGCGGAACGGTCAACCGTCAAACAGGCGAAGTCGAGTGGACGGCATTGAAACGCACCCATGACAACATGTATCAGGTCATCGCTGACGAGGGGGAAAATGGGTTCACCACAGAAATGGGCACGACCTTTCTCGCCGCCGTTTACACTCCGACCTTTACACCTGCTGGCTAAAAACCTTCTGGGGAGAGTAGTCATGATACTGCTCTCCTCAGGCTTTTTTGAGGAGAAATCATTATGATTACTTGCACACTGGGCAAACAAAAATACACCGTGGATTTCATCAGCGGACGAGCGCTGCGTGAAATGGAGCCAGCGTCCAAGATGTACGCGTCCATTGTCAAGCTGGCCAAGCAAGCCACTGAGGGAGAAGCCGCCCCTGAAAACGCAACTACGATACCAGAGGCGCTGGATGTCATGGTCAAGTGGTTCTGCATCCTGTTTGGGAATCAATTCACGCCCGATGAATTCTATGATAACTACCCAGCCGACCGTGTGATGCACGACATTGCGCTATCACTCATGGCTGTGCAGACGCAGACCACTGAGGTACTGTCCGATTTCCCCACGAAGCCGGTAGCGGAAGAAGCAACGGAGATCGCTCAGAAAGCGACCCCGGAAAAGGTGCCGATGGCCCTCTGACGCTGCCGGAGTACATCTATGCTACCTACAATGCCCTGCTCAAGGCCGATTGGCGGATGCGCGACATTGATGAGATGGATATGCTGGGCTTCCTCAAACTCCGCGCATGGGATGCACAGCAGGGGCAAAAGAAAAAAGAACCCAAGAAGTCATTTATTGATGAAGTGTGGTCTGACAAGATGGGTTAAGGTGTGCCAAACAGTGCACGTATGTAATCTTGCATGCTATGGATGATGCGGACAATCTCCACGGTTTCACCGTCATAAAGATAAAATACCTTGTACTTTTCACACACGAGAAAGCGATACTCGGTATGGACAGCAAGCACCGCATCCAGCGATTTCCCACGCTCTGGCATGGAATGCAAAGACTCTATGCTTTTTCGCAGCATGCTCATGATGCGTTTTGCTGCATCGGGGTTATCCAGTTCATCACAAATGTAGTCATGGATGGCCACGAGGTCTTTTCGAGCGGTTAGCGATACTGTGACTCTTGGCATCCTAGCCCTCCAGCCCAACAAACGCTTCATCCAGCGAAATGCCGCCATCTTTGCGAAGCGATTCTACACCCTTGGACAGCTCGGTCAGCAATTGAATGGTGGCTTTTTGCTTTTCATATTCTTCCAAGCTCTGCACAACATAGCGACCACGGCCATTCTTGGTGAGATACACGGTATCTCCGTTCTCGCACTTGCGGAGAACCTCACCATAGTTTTTCAAGTCAGAAATCGGGATGATGTTCGTCATATTGAGTCGCCCCTTTCCCCAATATTATACCAATATATCACCCATAATTCAACGGTAAATATGGTGCCCGCAAGGGCTTTTTTGATTGGAGGTGTTCTCAGTGTCCGAAGTTTTGCGAGAGCTGGTTGTTGCGCTGTCACTGGACAGTGATAATTTCAGCCGCAACCTGCGTACCATCAACAAGCAAATCAAGGAAGCCGAGAGCACCTTCAACCTTGCTGGTGCTGGCATCGACAATTTCGAGAAGTCCGTCAAGGGTGCGGAAAGCAAGCTATCCATGCTGGGCACGAAGCTCACCCAGCAGAACAAAGCGGTTGAGCAGTACAGCCGTGCATTGGTGCAAGCCAATCAAAAACTGACGGACTCGTATGCGACGCAAGAAAAGCTTAAGACTTCACTCACAGCCGCACGATCGGAATATGAACGCATCGGCAACGAGGTTAAGACTGCTTCGGACAAGTACAAGGAATTTTCCGGCACCTTAGGGGAGACCGACTCCGCGACCATCGCTGCCAAGCAGACTATGGAACGTCTCAAGGAAGAAAACAAAGCTGCCGGCGCGGAAGTTAAAAAGCTCGAAGGTCAAATCACAGCCAACAGCAAGACGCTGCAAAACAACGCTGACCGCATCGCCACCACCAAAACCAATCTCAACAATGCCAAGGCTGCCGTTAAAGAAACCGAAGCGGAGATCATGAAGCTCACGCAGGAGCTTTACCGTATGCAGTCCAAATGGACGCAGGCGGGCGAGGCGCTGACGGCGTTCTCCAAGAAATGCGAGACCATCGGCACCTCCATGAGTCGCGTGGGTCGGCACATGACGCTGTACGTCACCACACCGATATTGGGTCTTGCTACTGCCGCTATCAAAGCATCCATCGACTTTGAGAGCGCCTTTGCTTCTGTCCGCAAGACTGTCGATGCCACCGAAGCCGAATACGCCGAGTTATCGGAATCTATCCGCAAGATGTCCACGGAAGTGGCGACATCCAGCGAGGAAATCGCCGAGGTTATGGCGGTGGCTGGGCAGTTGGGCATTCAAAATGACTTCCTGACCGAGTTTACCAAGACTATGGTTGACCTCGGGAAATCCACTGACATCATCGCTTCTGAATCGGCGGCGTCCCTTGCTAAGTTTGCCAACATCACACAGATGGATCAGAGCCTGTTTCAGAATCTAGGCTCGACCCTGGTCGATTTAGGGAACAACTTTGCCGCGACCGAGTCCTCCATTGTGCAGATGGCGCTTCGCCTGGCTGGCGCCGGACATCAGGTCGGGCTGACGGAATCGCAGATTCTTGGTTTTGCCACAGCGCTCTCCGCTGTGGGTATCGAAGCGCAGATGGGCGGCTCAGCTTTTAGCAAAACACTGGTCAAGATGGAAGTCGCCGCCGAAACAGGCGGTGATGCACTGAAAGACTTCGCACGGGTCTCCGGCATGACCGCTGAGCAGTTCAAGGTCTTGTGGCAGCAGGATGCCGCCGCGGCATTCCAGGCGTTCATCGTAGGCCTTTCCAAGCTGGATGACGATGGCGAGAGTGCCATTGCCACCTTGCAGGAAATCGGCATTGTAGAAGTCCGCCTCCGTGATACCTTGCTTCGGTCCACCAATGCGACCGAGCTGTTTGCCCGCGCACAGGAAACAGCGAATAGGGCATGGGAAGAGAATACTGCGCTGGTTGTCGAAGCCAACAAACGGTACAACACCACTGAAAGCAAGCTTGAAAACCTCAAGAACACGGCCATTTTATTTGGGCAGCGTATCGGGGATGATCTCAATCCCACCATCCAAGACCTCATTGAAAAAGCAAATGAGATGCTGGCTACTTTCCTTGCGATGGATCAGAGCCAGCGAATGGCGATTGTCCGCTTCGCCGGCGTTGCTGCCGCGGCAGGTCCTGCGCTTCTCATCATAGGGAAAACTGTATCCGCTGTGGGCAAGGTAACCGCCGTCCTGGGCAAGGTTTCCACAGGCATGGGCAAGTTCAGCGCTGCCGTGAAAACGGCTGGCGGTGGGTTTGGTGGATTCGCCAAGACAGTCTTATCATCAAAGCTCGCGGTTGCGGCGTTATCCGCTGCGCTCATTTATGGCGCGTATCAATTGTATGATTACGCATCGGGAGCAAAGGCTACACGCGAAGCTCTGCAGGGAATGAACGATACCGCCAAGGAATGGAAGAACAATGCTGCCGACACCTTCTACTCCAAAAGCGGATTAACTTATTTTGGCATGTCTGCGGATGACTTTGTCCGCACGACTGCAAGCGCTGAAGCATGGCTGACAGGCTTGCTGGAGGTATGGTCGGACGGTAAGAAAGAAACCGACGATATTCTGGACACATGGCTAGGGTCCTTTAAGAGCCTGACGGCTTCCACCCGTGATGCTCTGGAAGGCATGAAAGTTACCGCGGATGATGCCGGGCTGACGACGATATCTGAACAATTGAAGACTGACCTTGCGCAACTGGATACCTTGGATAAAGAAATCGAATCCCTACTCAAGCGCCGGCAAAACCGCAACTTCACAGACAAGGACAAGGTACGCCTGCGGGAACTCATCAATACCCGAGAAGCCATTGAGGTCAAATACAAACTCACCGCTGCGGATACAGGCGGGTTTGACACCATCCTTACAAAACTCGAAGCGGAAGTTGCGCGTGCGCAGGCG